GGAGAGTACTTAGCAGCTTGTGCTGCATCTAGTGCATCCTGAAACAAATCATCTTTATTTTGTGCAGCCATTGCTGCAATCTGACGCTCTGAGTCTGTACCAGATGAAGCAATTTGGCTTAACTTCTCACCAGATGCAACTCGCATTGCAACATTGACGCGATCTGTACCAAACTTTGTACGAGCATTTTCAATGCGACCTGGATTAAATACTTTATCGCCTTTATCGTTTGCTTCAGTCCAAGCAAATCCTAGTTCACCACGTTCTGCAATAGGAATAACTGCTGCACGATATGCACGAGTTGTAAGATCTGAAACTTCAGTAAGTCCTGCTAGTAGAGCACCACCTGTGTAGTGCCAAGCAGTACCTAGCCAGCCACGTTGTGGCTTAGCAACAGGGTCTTCTTCTCCTGCTACACGCTTAAGGGCTGCCTGTTGTTCAGGAGACTTTGAAGCATAGGCCTGTTGTGCAGTCTTTTGCGGTAAGTTAGAAAGTTCACGATGAACGGATAGCGTTTTACTTAACGCTTCCATTGCTTTCTTTTCTGCAGGAGTTAAACCTGCAGCACTGGAAGCTGCGTTGAGATCAGCCAACTAGTCACCTCGCGCAACGGCCTGCTGATACAAGATGGCAATAGAACCGTCTGTGTCATATGGCAACATCTTTGCTAGCGTATCTGAAGTCTTTGTAACAGACTTTTGCATCATCAATGCTTTTGCTGGTGAACCTGCGCCCATATCAATACCTGAAGTAATTGGTTCTGCTGGTCGTGTAGTTGGTGCGAATAATTCTGTTACTGGTGCCTGTGTTGCTGCTTCACGCACATCTCCTGCACGGGTTGGACGAACATCACCAGTCTTGGCTAGCGGAGCACCAGACTGAATAGCCTGTGTCTCTACGCCTTCGCCGTATGCTTTGGAACCCATTTCTAATTTATCTGTACGAACTGAGAACTTACCTGGACCTGATACGCCTGCTTTTGGGTTCATTGGTGCAGTTGTCATTTGTCCTCCTCTAATCTTTCTAAATCTGCTGTCATATCTTCCCACGCTCTATTAGTTTGGGTAAGATGATTTGATTGATAAATTGTTAACTCCATTAACTCACCTGTTAAAGTTTCAATAGATGATGCAATGTTGTGTATAAAGCCTACGCCTACAACAACAAAGTCAAGAAAGCGCACTGGACGAGGAACATAATTGTCATCTTTCATCGCCCAGTACACCCTCCGTTAAAAAGTTATTATCCCTTTTTGACTGCGTTTCCGCGTCGTCCTGCTGGCATCATTGATGGTACTACCTTGCCTGGTCCTGCTGGCTTGGAGGTATCCTTCTTGCCTTCGACGGCCTTTGACATTGGTGCTGCTGCACGTGATCCTTTGTTCATATTACACCTCCTCTGATTATGCTGCGCCGGTGATACCAGCTAGTAGTTGGGCTATATCGGGTTTTTGACCAGCAGCAGGGGCCTGACCAGCTTGTTCTTGTGGAGGTTGCTGCGAGGCAGGAGCGGGGGCCGCACCTGCTGCTGGAAGCTGTTGCTCCATACCTGGTGCCATAGGTGGCATCTGCTGGGCTGGAGGTGGTTCTGGTGTAAATGCTTTTTCAATAACTGATTCTAATGACTGTCCCTTTTGACGACCTTGGATAACAGATGCGATACGTGAGATAATCTCACTAGGGTCTTGGCCTTGCGCTGCAAGGGCTGGAATTGCTTGAGCATACTGAGCAACAGCCACCCGCAGAGAATCGCGCATTTCTTCGATATCAACACGTTGTTCCTCCTGCGTAACATTTAAGTCCATTGGAATCTCACGACGTACATAGTCACGAGATACGAGCTTGTCTGAACGCATTTGTAGTAAAGCAATAATGGCACGGTTAGGGTCCATACCAGACATAATTCCGTAACGTACATCTACGTTGTACTCACCCTTGATGTCACGAGATGGTGTGTACTTGAGAACGTAAGGTGTTCCGTCATCTGTTCCCTTGATGGTCTTTGGAATACCACCAAAGACTTTCTCGTCTGCTTCAAAGCATACTGAGATAAGTTCTTGGAACATACGAGCAAACTGTGCCTGTGCTGCCTTGATCTGTGTATCAAAGCCTGCTTGTAGCGCTTGTACACCGCGACCTGTAACAACTGATGCGTCAATGTTACCTGAACGAGATTCAGGATAACGAGCACCAAGGCGTAGTTCACGCTCTAGTACACCAGATTCTGCAAAGATGCCAGGTGGTAGGTCTAATGCAACACGGCGAATGCCTTGTGGATTGGCAGAGCGCATAATGGAATCTGGACCAAGTGCAAGTTCTTGCACATCTTGTGGAATAGCAATAGGTGCTTGGATAGATTTTTCTGCTGCTTGAATCTGCAAGATTGCAAAACGAGCACGGGCAAGTTGCACTGATAGCACATCGTCAAACTGTCCACGTGCTTCACCATCTAGGGATGCACGCATAATGACAGATGCCATTGGTTTACCTAAGATGTTAGGTGTGCGTGATAGGACTAAGTTCTTTCGCTCTGGTAAGTAGAGCAGGTCTTGTTCTTTGTCGTGATACTTGACCATTGAGATATAAGGAGAAGAAAGGCCATACTGGTTTCGACCTAAGATTAAATCGTAGAACTCTGGGTACTGCGCCCCTAGCGTCTCTGCATCGGTAACGATGACCTGAGTAACAGATAAGACGCGACCATAACGATCTAACTCTGGGTAGGTACCAAATGGGTTGAGCATACGGATACGAGGATTGTTGTCATCGTAATCCATCTCAACCATACCAATACCAAGACCATAGGTGTTATACCAGTCTGCTGCTGTGTACATCTGCAGTTGTAGGTCAGAGTTTGTTACATAAAAGTTTGCAATACGAGTTCTAGTATCTGCTGCTTTGCGTGCTGCATCTGAAACCATATTAGTTGCTGAGCAATTAAGAGATGGCAGTGGTGCCATTGCTTCGGCTAAGTCACGTGCTGCTACGTCAATGAAGTTTGCAACCAGAGGCTTTGGGTATTCCTCTGAAAACATTGCTGGGTATACCTTAGAGATATCACCCTGACGCACCGAGAGCACATCACGCATACGTTGATCTCGCGCTGATGAGCGCGTACGTAAGCGTGCTAGCTTAGCGTCTACTTCTTTGACTGATAACAATGTGGGTCCTTACCTAATTCCGTTGTAATCTATAGTTCTACCATTGTATGTAAGTTTAACTTTTTTAGGATCTCCACCAACTGCTTTAGTAGCCTTAACTGCTTTTGCATATTGTTGTTCCAAAATAGCATCTGTTCGTGAGCTTTTCTTGATTGGTTCAGTTGTTCTTTTATTGATTGGTTCAGTTGTTCTTTTAACAGACTTTAGTGGTTTTGCTTGTTTTGTTGGTTTGTAAACAGCAGCCTTTTTGCTATCAGGAATGGCTTTTCTTAATGCTTGTGAGTATGCTCGCTTTTGTTCAAGTGGCAATTTGTCCATCATTTTTTGCACGCTTCCAGGCTTAGCGTTTTTAGCAACAGACTTAACATCCTTAACCATTGCTTTTTCTGCAGTGGTTAATTTTTTTGCAGCACCTGTACCACGTGCAGCAGCAATACCTGCTTTTGCAATTTGAGCACCTTTAAGAAACTTACCAGGTCCTACAACCATTGCAGTATTGATAGCAGCATCTTTAACAAGTTTTTTTACACTTGCTTTAGGTTTTGCGTCAGTTGCTTTTTTAATTGCTTTTGCTGACTGTCCTGACTGAGCCATATTAAATCCTTACTTAGTTAATTAACCGTCGTAGCGTTCTGGGTTCTTTAGGTAACGAGCCTTTTGTGCAGGTGTCATCTTGGATGGAGAAATTTTATTTGGCATTACTAGCACCTTCTTTTTAACAGGTGCCTTTGGCTTAGTTGTTGCCTTGACTACAGGCTTCTTCGTTTGTGCCATTACTTCTTGCCTGTCTTCTTCATATTCTGCTTAGCATTGCCACCAAATGAAGCCTTTGGCTTAGCAGTTGCCTTCTTAATTGTTGCTTTTGGTGTCTGCTTCTTTGGTGCTCCACCACCGACTGCAGCATTTATACGATCCTTTGCTGCCTTCTTATCAGTGCGACGCTCAATAAAACTAGCGCGAGCAGCAGTACGTGCTGTGTCATTTGTACGACGATTTTGAATAATTTTTCCAGCACGTTGTTCTTCTTGGTATGTTAAATTTTTACCAGTTGCTGTCTTAGCAATTTTATTTGCAAGTGAACGTGAGTCTCCACCGTAGTTCTTAGCCTCAAATGCTTTAGTACGAGCCTTTATTGCCTTATCTGCTGTTGATCCGTTAGCCATTGTTATCTCCTTGTATTAGATGAACGTGCGGTCTTTCTCTGCGAGCAGTTCATCTATGTTGATAACTGTTCGTTTGCCTACTTCTTGTCGAGATAGGAAAGGGTTTTTCATATGGTGGGTCTTG